TAAAAGACCCCCACTAGCAGTTCCCTTAGGCTTACTAATGAGACCCTTGTATTTACCCGTTTAGACGGCTAAGCGGACAATGCGGGTGGCCAACCAGACAATAGCGCCTATACCTCCGGGACCCTTAATAAGGGCCATTAGACGGTACAGGAAGCTCTATATAGGCCGGGGGCAGCGTGCCCTCGTACTTAGATAAAGCCTTCTGTACCCACGCCATCTGTCTTCTTCTTCTTCGTTCTTGGCGGTTGCTATCCGCCGCAAACTGGAAGTTGAAGGCAGACCGCGTCCGCGCCCTACTCACCGCAGATAGGTACTCAAGAGAGTGCCCACGGTACAGCTCCAGAATCCGATCACGGACACGTTTCCTAAAGAAAACATATCCGGACATCATCTTTTGCGTACCGGGTGTGGCCATACTTTCTAACGCAGCAAGAAATGCAGCGTTAAGAAGCTCGCCATAGCGATTGATGAGTTCCCCCATCAACCACCACCCCAGTGGTGTACCAACTAACAGGATAAGCTGGACTAGCCACCCAGTGAACTCCGAACTAACTCCAATTTGTTTAAGCCCTGTAAGGGGCCAACTCCTTAAGAGCCAGCGTTGAACACTGGGACTCACTGTATTCAGTGAGTCCATCCATTTACCTAAATGGAGGCGGTCGAGCCAACCCTGAAAGGAGGTAGTCTCAAGGAGGCCATACGCACCAAGCTCATCTGTAGGGATCTTCGATCCTACGGTTAGGATCTCATGAAGATCAACCACAGAGAGCCGTTGCGCATGAACCACCAACCAGATACCCCTCCACCAAGGGTAGGCAGGCTGCACTAGAGTTGTGAGAGCAACCCTAATACTGACCGGATACGATTTGATGACTTTCTTAAGGTCTACAGATCGTGCCGAAAGTAAAGGGATAGCTCGAGCAACGGCGATGGGAAATAAAGCAAAGCCACGACGATGAAGGTGTCGTATAACGACAGCCGCATCAATGGGATAACGGAAAACTTGATACAATAGTTTTACCGGTATCCCACTCACGTCACCTTGAGGTGTCACGAGTCTCTTACAAAACTCGAAAACACCCGAATCAGATATCAAGGATTTCTCCTCAGATATCGAGACCCCTAGTTCCGACATCACCTCTCGATACCGTTTCGCTACCTCACGGTCGTAGATTACGATATCGTCCCCGACGATACCATAGTCTTCAAACCATGAGGTACGGCCTATTAAACCTGAACAGTACTGAACAATGGCATGGTGTGCCAACGCAAGCAATGCCCATGAAGAATAAGCCCCCATAGGCTGGCCAACTGCATACATCCGGGATAACCAGGGCCCATCCGGGCGGAGTCCTTCAGAAGGAGTCCATACGGAATCTCTGTCCCACCACTTACGGGCAGTTAAGAGATGCTTCCAGAGAGTAGCTTCCTCAAATCCGATGATATGAGAAAGTAACTCCTGGTACAGGTGCACTGGCATCCGATCAGTCGCAGAAGACAAGTCATATGAGTAAACGGTAAACTCTTTACCATGCTCACCCAACCTTAAAAGGATCGAATCCTTAAGGCGGGCTACACAGGCTTCCTGGTCAAATGTTCCGTCTTGGGGGATTGCCCGTAGGACGTCAAAAACTAAATTATGGACAGGCTTCATAAGAAGCTGAGTCCAATAATCAGTTATGGCGACAATACGAACTTTCCCAGCCGGCTCCTCAATACGATGGAGACGACTAAGCCAAGAGGTAACACCAGACTGCGCACTCCAAAATGGAAATAATATCCAATGGACGCATGCAAAGAACCTGACTTGTA